TTTATAAGGCTCATTTCCCTGCACTCCGCCAATCTGGAAAGTCGTTTTCGTCAACTACGCCATCGCCATTGGCATCATAGCGCAAGTCATTGCGATACTTTTCCCAAGGCTCCAGTTCGTCATCGTCATCGTCATCTGGTTCATCAATAAACACAGTTGCCGCAGGGTCATCATAACGTGGCGCTGGTGCAACCATATCAGGTGTGAGCGGTAACGGCTCTGGTTCAGGCGATACAGGGGCCAGAGGCTCTGGTTCTGGGTCGTTGCGGTCTTCTGGGGGTGGTGGGGCCAGTTCGCCCTTCATGCCCATCAGGGTGGCGTATGAGCCAGCCACAGCGCCAACAACCGAAGTCATGACGTATGACAGCAGACCAAATACGTCTTTATTGTCGATAATTTCGTTCGATATGAATAGGCCAACAATCATCGCGCAAGTGATGGCAACAATGACAAACGCCATCGTTTTTGCAGCCAGCAGCAACGCTTTAATCCGTGCCTCTAATAATTTATCATCCATCCTTATTCCTTTCCTGCCAGCGGGTTTGCCAGCGTCTTTTGGATACGTTCTTTCGTTTCAGCTTCCAGTTCTTTGATGCGGCGCTGTTGCTCTTGGTCTTGCTGGCGCAACTGGTCGATGACCGCACGTTGCATCGCCATGTTCTGTGCATCGCTACTACGAACGCTGCTGCTTACAGCGTCAACCGTCTGGCGTGTTGCACCGACACTGCTTGATATGCTGCCCGTCAAATAGTTCAGCGCCTCACTGTTGCCCTTGGTCAGACGTTCAACGCTTGTTACACGTTCGTCAAGCACCGAAATGCGCCCTTCAATACCAGAAAGGTCAGGCGGCACATAAGCAGCGGTCACTTCTTTCATGGTCAAGAATTGCTGATACACTTGGAAACCAGCCCACAGACCGCCAAGAATTGTTGAGAATGCAGCAAAAATGATGGCAATCTTGCCGCTGCTTAGGCCACCGATGTTGAAGCTAAAGCCGCTTTCGTCAAAGGATACCTTGGGTTCTTCTTTTTCATCATTTGTATTGGGCATCAACAATCTCCCGCCACTTGGCGTCATTAGTTTGGTTCATCCGATACATTTCAAAGTCAGCGTCACGCAGCCTTCTGTTGCGGTATATATCACGCACGGCATAAAAGTCAGCCCTGTCGGATAATGTCGCTTGTCGGTAGGCGTTAAAAGCAGGAACCGAACCCATTTCTTCGATAGTTTCCGATTGGCCTTCTGCCATTTCGCTTTCTGACTTTTCAGATGTTGTGCTTGCTACAACTGGCGCAGCAGCGGTTTGACCGCCTACATTGTTCAAAATTTCAAATGTGTTTGTCATCGACATAGGGCTACCCGCCGAAATAGCTGTATCAAGCGGCGATGAACCCGCGCCAAAACCACCGCCGCTACTACCGACAGCGGAATTGCTTGACCCAAAATCAACGCGCATTTGAAAGCTACCAAAACTTTGTGACGATTGTGCGCTGTTTTCAAACGCCGATGCTTGGCTGACCTGTGCGGCTTCTTCAAAGAATGCCGACTGCATACCCTGTCCGCTTTCTTCGAGCGCCGTAGCAAGCTGATTTGATGCTTCCTGCTCTAATTCACCGCCAGATACGTCTTGGCCCCCTATGGCGTTTTCTGCGCCTTCCAATTCAAGTGCCGCCAAGGTTTCGGACGCCAAGGTTTCTTTGTCCGCATTATCATCTTCTGGGCCTTGTGCGGCCAATGCAGCCAGTTCGTCTGGCGATAGCCGTTCTTCGTCAGGGCCAAGGTCTTCCAAATCCTGCTCCGCTACCAGTTCTTCAATAGCGCCATCTTCGACAGCTTCTTCGGCAGCGGCTTCTTCAGCTTCGGCGGCTGCGTCGGCTTCAAGCGATGCTTCGGCAGTTTCCAACGCCTCCTGCGCTTCCTCAATGACCAGTTCAATATCGGCCACATCTTCCATCTGCACTTCTTGTTGCGCTTCTTCTATCGCGGCTTGCTCGACAGAAGCCACGGCAGCATCCAATGCGCTTTCCGTCGGGTCAGGTGCGCCAACATCAATGGCTATTGATACTGGTGGGCAAGATGGGTGCATGGGCGTTGCATTACAATCTATCGCCACTTCGTCAGGAATTGGCGAACCATAGGTTAAAAGGCCCGATTGGTTTTGCAGGAATTGCGGATTGCGCCCGTAAAAAAGCGGCACGTTGTCACCAGCTTCGGGGCCAGTGATGCCAGCCGTAAAGTCACGCCAGCCAGATGCAGTCATAGACCCGTAGTTGAATTGGATATTGCCGTTTTCAAACAGCCCAATTTCAAACGTGTTGAGATTGTTCGTGCCGTATTCTTGGGTTCCATACCAGCCAAACAGTGCAGACCCTTCGTCCAAGCGATAATATGGGTTGCCAGTAAAGCTGATTAGGTCTGACCAATATGCGTAAATCGTGTTGCGCTGCGCCTGTTCAATAGGCTGACCATTGCAGCACAGGTTTGCCGCGCTTTCAAACGACACAAAGCCGTTGCTCGAAACCCAAACGTCGGTGAAGGTCTGGCCCCAATACTCAAATTCAAAGCCAAGGCTGACGCGCCGTGTGTTATCGTCGCCAAGGTTCAGGGGCGTCATTGTTGTGGGAGCGCCGTTTATCTGTGGCGGCAAAAGTGTAGGGTCGTATGTTTGGGCAGCAACAGATGTGCTGACCAGCAATGCGGCCAATAAAGAGATTAGACGCTTAGTCTGCGTCGGGGCGGCGGTCAGCATTTTCTTCCCATGCCGCTGTTGCAGCTTCACCGATTGCGCCCATGAACGGGCAAGGTGTGCCAGCCATTTCCATTGCCCTAAAAACACGGGTGTCTTGGCATAGAAGGCTCACAGCAGCCACGCGCATACCCATATCGTAAAGCGTCTTGGATAGCTTCATGCGTTCGCAGTTTTGGTCGCGCACAGTGCGGCCAGCCGACAAGCCGATGATTTGCGTTTGCACAGCGCCCGATTGTCCCGTGGTGCAAAGGTCTTGGCTGTATGACATCATCGACGGGGCGATGGCGCTGGGTGGTGGCGATTTGATGTTCTGGTCGATTATCTGACGATTAACGCTTTCGCTGTAGCTTTTGCTGTCGCTGACGTTGACGTTGTTGTTTTGGTTGACGTTGTTGTTGTTGCTGTTCGTCGTTTGGTTAATCGTGCTGGTGTCGTTGTTTGTGTTGTTGGTGTTCACGGTGCTGTTGTTATTGCTGTTGACGGTCTGATTGACCGTGCTGTTGCTAACGTCCGTGTTGAAATTGCGGTTTGTGGCGTCAGATGTGTTGACGTTCGTGTTCTGGTTGATGTTCGTCATCGTGCCAGAATTGATGTTGGTGTTCTGGTTGATATTGGTCATTGTGCCAGAATTTTGGTTGATGTTGGTGTTCGTTGACGAACTTACATTGTTGTTGTTGTTCGTGTTCAGCGAAGTGCTTGTGCTGGCATTCACGTTGTTGTTCGTGTTGACCGATGTGCTGGTGCTTGCGCTGGTGTTGAAATTGTTATTGGTGTTGGTATTTACCGAAGTGCTGGCAGATACGTTGTTGTTGTTATTCGTGTTCGTCGATGTGCTGGTCGAAGTATTGTTATTGTTGTTGGTGTTTGTGCTGGTGGTCGTGTTGGTGTTGTCAGATGTGCTGGTCGTGGTCGTGTTATAGATGTATTCCGTAGGCGCTACGGATACAGTTTGTGCCAGCACCACAGATGATGATGCAGCCAGCGCGATAAAACCAAACACAAATTTCTTCATGGTCTGTCAGCCTTATTATCCAATTTGTCTTCAATGCGGCGAAGGTGCATCATTACCTCTTTAAACTTTTCGTCGATGGCTTGGAATTTTTCATCACCAAAGCCAAGTCGCGCTTCAAGAAGCGTCAGTTTGTTGGTTAGATTGACCCAGACGGTTATCAACGCCCCAACAAAAGTCAGGGCGGTCATAACAAAACCAAGGATGGTGAAAAGTGTGGTGGCGTTCATCATGAATTGTCTTCAGCTATAAGTTCAACATTCCAATAACGACTTGTGCCGCCAGAAGTGCCTTGCACCGTGAAATTGGCAAAGGCCCATCCGCCAAATACTGATGAAGAAACTTCAAATATAATGCTGAGAGCAGTGCCACCGCTGGCAACTGACACATAATAATCATCTCCACCACCACTCCAAGTCCAAACAGCAGGTTGAGAGCAGTCAATTGTTACAGTTGCGGTTAAAACACCTTGGTCTTGCAAAAGAACGGCGCTACCAGCAGATGTGCCGCCGTCAGGTGTAAAAGCCACATTAGATTTACCGCGCAAGTTATCCATTGAAATTGTCCCAGACGGAACGCCAGCCAAAGAGCGCACGGCACTTTCATTCAGCGAAATAGTCGCAGTCGCTGAACGGCCAAGTTCCGTGTTGACCTGTGACATGGATATAGTTCCGGTGGGCAATGTCATGGTTATGCAGTCCCGTATGCAGTGACGTTATTGACGGCAGTAAACGCACCCGCGCTGCTTAACTTAGCAATGGTCGTGCCGTTGTGTTTGAACAATAAGTCAGTGCCGCTTTGCTCAATAGTGAAGTTTGCAGCCACCAGCTTTGTTGCGTTCGTTGCGTTTGTTGCGTTTGTTGCGTTCGTGGCATTTGTCGCATTGGTGGCATTCGTAGCATTGGTGGCTGTCGTTGCCGTGGTTGCGCTTGTGGCTGTCGTGGCAGTGGTTGCACTGGTTGCTGTTGCAGCGTTCCCAGTGATGTTAATACCCCAAGTGCCAGATGCACCCGTGCCATCCGCTTTAGGAGCGCCTACAGTGCTGTAATCGACAGTCCGTGCAGCCGAACCATTAAAAGTAGCGCCAGAAGAAGCGCCCCCAGTGGTAGAAAACGTCACGGCATTGGTGACAGAGCCAGCAGTTGTCGCAGAACCAGCCGTTGTAGCGGATGTTGCAGTTGTTGCGCTGGTGGCAGTCGTTGCACTTGTTGCTGTGGTTGCCGTGGTCGCACTGGTCGCCGTTGCAGCATTACCAGATATACTGATAGCCCAAGTGCCAGTTGCGTTTGCGCCGCTTACTGAAGGTGCGCCAATGGTGTTATAGCTAATCGTTCGTGCAGCAGAACCGTTAAACGAACCACCAGCCGCAACGCCATCGCCGCCGCTGCTAAAAGTTACAGCCGCAGCGGTAGCCGTAGCCGTGGACGCAGTTGTTGCAGTTGTCGCGGTTGTCGCCGTTGCTGCGTTACCAGTTACGTTGATATTCCAAGTGCCGCTTGCGCCGCCGCCAGTTAGTGAAGGAACACCAAGGTTGGTTCGCGCACCAGCGGCATCAGATGCGCCAGTGCCGCCATTGGGAACCGTAAGGTCAGCGCCACTCCATTGGTCGTTATTGATGGCGCTTAAAACAGCCAGCGAACCAAGGCCAAGAGCAGTTCGTGCGCCAGATGCACTGTTCGCACCAGTGCCGCCATTAACAACCGCGACGATGCCGCTGACGTTATTTGCAACGACGTTCCAGTTCCCGCTGGCGTTTGTGCCATCAGCGCGTGACAATGCGCGTCCGCCAACAGTCGCGCCGTCATGAACGTGGATTGTATCGGTGGTGGTGTTGACCGTTATTTCGCCTTCGACGCCAGTAAAACTTGCGTGTTGGGTTGTCGTGCCGCGACGAATTTTTACTTGCTTACTCATGCGATAAAACCCCAGTCATCAGTTTCGGTGTATACTATATCAATTTCCGACCAATCTTCATAGCCGCTTGAAAAGACAGCAACGTAATCAGCCAAGCCTTGCAGCGATAATGAAAATGCCCGTGCGCTGCCGTAAAATGACAGAGCCTTGCTTTCAAAAGCGCCTTGTCCATCGTTACGCAATGGGCTTGGATTTACTGTCGGAATGATTGGGCGCGTCGGGTCAACGATGCTTGGGTTGGCAATATCAGTTTCGCCATCAATCCAAGCTGCAACGGTGTTTGCGTCCGATATAAACGGATTGAAGGTCGCCAGCATATCATCAATGGCATCTGCCAAGCCTTGACCAAGCAGCGGCGGGTTGGTTGGTGTTTCACTAATAAAGTTCGTCACAGATACAGGCGATGAACCGCTAATAGGGCCAAGGTTGCCCCAATCATTTGGGTTAAACTTGCCAGCGTTTAATGTGGACGCAACGCTATTGCACTGCGTTGCAAAGCCAGCTTGCGCGTCAAGAAACGCAAGGCTTTCGGTGATGAAATTGCTGGGGTCGCCTAATCGTGAAGGCGATGCTGGCATTGCTGAAATTGTTGTAACGGCCATTAAATCAACCCTTCAACAGACAAAGAGCATTCCGATATTGTCGGGCCTGATAGCACAATCGAGAAGTCGCGGTAATAGCCTAAAACAATCGTTTCACTTCTGTTTTCGTCACCGATGTAAACAACGGGCGTGGTGCGAACAGATGCCAGAAAGCGGGTGAACGCGCTGACATCGCTGGTTTCAACAGTTACGTCATAATCAGCACGTTTGCTGTAAGCGCGTGGCGTAATCGTGACGTTGCCAAAGTCATCAATGGTCTTGACCGAATAATCTTTGATGCCGACAGATGTGCCGAAATTGGTCACAGCCAGCGCAGACTTTTGACCGATGATAAGTTCACCACATGAAGCCGTGCCAGCGCCAGCGTCGATGATAAGCTGGAAAGATGCACCCGAATAATTCGGAATATCCAAAAACGCCACTTCAGATGCGCCCGTTTCGGTTATCGGCGCGAAGAAATAATTAAAGTAGCCGTCTATGGCGCTGTAGTCGGCAAGGCTTATGGTTTGGTCGTAAACAGTCGTGCCGCCAGATGATTTGACAATAAGCTGTGCGCTTGAACCATCGACGTTAAACAGCACAACGGAATTGCACACTGTCGCAGGGGTGATTTTAATATCAATCGTGCCGCTGTTTTGTGTGCCAGAGCCTACCGATATATCAAACATCTTGAAGCGGTTTGTCGCGCTAACGAAAATCCATGTTGGCGAAATAGCAGCCGCGCCGACATCAGGGCGGTCAGCCGTTGATGTAGCAACCACTTCATAAATCTTGTGGTCATATATACGGCGGGTTCCAATCGTATATGTGCCAGCAGTCCATGCGGGATAATCCGTTTCCGCTACGTTGCTTGTTGTCAGATTGGTTTCCGTAACATCAACGGGCTTAATAATAATCACTTGCGTCCTCCCGAATGTCAGGCAACCCGTCACCATCCCACCTGTCCATCAATTCATAGGATTTGCCAGTGTTCTTGGCGACTTGATACAGCACGTTATACATCTCATTTCGCATATTGGCTATGCCGTCGGCAGTATCTGCGCTGTTGCTTGCCAAGCCAGTTTGGTTGCCGTCAAAGACCAACCCTGCGCCCGTGGTGGCAATTTCTGCACTGTTTGCTGCTTGCGCCCCAAGTGTTTCACTAAGGCTTGCTGACAGCCACGCACGGATACGGGCAACTTCAAGCGCAGACGTTGCCGAACCAAGTGTCGCTTCTTCAATCGAACGGCTAAGTTCTGGCAGCTTACCAAGTGCATCCAGATTGCCTGTTCGTGCCTGTGCGGTCAGCGTGGCAAACTGCGCCTTCAGCAATACTGACGATGACGATGCGTTAATGCCACGCAGACGATTGATTTCGTCCACAACTGTTTGGCTGACGCTTGCCAGTGTTTCGGCGTATTTCTGCATTGCTTGTGCAGCGTCTTCGGCGGCTTTTTCTTGTATCTTGGCGGCGTCTTCAGCGGCCTTGGCAGCGGCGGCATCTGCTTCTGCCTTGGCTTGCGCGGCCCAGATTTGCTGCTTCAGTCCAACAAGGGTAGCGTCAATAGTTTCAAGTTCAATCGCCCGACGCGCAGCAAGCGCCTCAACAGCAAAACCCTGTGCGTCAAGCAATTCGATTTCGAGCAAACGGCGCTCTTTTGCGACAGCCAAGATTTGTTCAGCAGCCCGTGACTGTTCTTCAGCAGCAGCCCGTGCAGCTTCAGCGGCAGCATCATTTGCAGCCTTGGCATCTTGGGCAGCGTAAATCTGCAACTGCAATCCACGCAAGCTTGCGTCGATGGTTTCCAGTTCAACAGCGCGACGGGCAGCGAGTGCTTCAACCGCGAAGCCCTGTGCTTCCAGTAGGTCGATTTCCATAGAACGACGTTCACGGGAAAGGGCCAAGGTTTGTTCAGCCAGCCTTTCTTGTTCCGCAGCCATTGTTCTGGCAGCTTCTGCCGCTGCATTGCTTGCGTTTTTGGCATCTTCAGCCGCATAAATCTGAAGTTGCAAGCCGCGCAATGTTTCATCAAGCGCCGCCAATTCCAATTCGCGCCGCGCAGCCAATGCTTCGGATGATTTGCCCAGTGCTTCAAGCAACTGTATTTCAAGTTCGACCCTGTTTCTTTGCAAGTCAGCAGCAGCCTTTGCCACTTCCGCCGCAGCACTGGCGGCAGCGTTCATTGCATCGTTTGCAGCCTTAGCGTCTTCAGCAGCCCAAATTTGCTTCTGCAAGCCACGCAATGTTTCATCCATTGCTTCCAATTCAAGCTGACGCCTTGCGACCAGCGCGTCGGTTGCAAAGCCCTGCGCTTCAAGAAGGTCGATTTCAAGCATACGCCTATCTCTGGCTAATGCCAAAGCCGCTTCAGCCAATACAGCCGCTTCTTCAGCAGCCTTTTCCTGTGCGTCGGCCAATGCCTGTGTCGCCTTTGCAGCATCTTGGGCGGTATACACTTGCTCTTGCAACCCACGAAGGCTTGCATCCATGCTTTCAAGTTCAAGCGCACGTTGTGCAGCCAAAGCGCCAGCAGCATTGCCCTGCGCTTCCATTAGTTCAATTTCTAATTCACGGCGCGGCCTATTAGCTTCAAATATCGCTTTGGCTTGCTTGATGGCATACAGTTCTTCAAGCTTGGCATAATCAGCGGCGGACGCGCCAGCTTCGCCAAAAATGACCTTCAGCTTTTCCATTTCGACGGAAAGTTCATCAAGGCTTGATTGCAGCGGGTCGCTTTGGCTTTTCAGGTCTTTGAACACTTGGTCGAACTTCAGTGCCTTCTGCACTTGCCCATTCAAGTCGTTGCCAGCGCGAATGAGCGTTTGCGCCCCTGCGCTGATACCCGTGACGATGCCTTGCTGAATTGCAAGTTGCGTAATGTATGCAACCGCAGCCGCTTCGTCTGTGCCAAAATTCTTAACGCCAGAACCCTTGGTGCGGCCAGCGCCAGTTGGGTCAACAACGTAATCCTTTTTACGCATACCAAGGCTGACCTTGACGTTACCACCCAATGTGCCGCCAAGTTGTTCTGCAACGCTGCCCAAGCCTTTTAATAGGCCATTCGCCATATTGTCAGCGATACCCTTTAGCTGTGCGCTATTGCCCGTCAAAGTGCGCTGCATAGCGCCGCCAGCAATCTGGGTAAGCGTTACGCTGCCCGTTTTGGTTTTGGTCAACAAGCCACCAACAAGACCGCCAAGCAAGCCACCAGCAATTGAACCCAGCGGCCCAGCAAGAGAGCCAAGCGCCTTTCCAAATACCTTGCCACCAATGTCCTGCAATCCCTTGGTCAAAAACTCCTTGCCAAGCGCACCACCAACAGCGCCACCAACAGCACCACCAGCGCCGCCGCCAACCATCTGACCAATTCGAGCATTGGCAAGAACGGTGGGAAGTGAAGTAAGAAATCCGCTAAAGGTGTCTTGCAAGTCCTTGGGCAAATCGTCAAAAATCGTCTTCAGGTCTTTTTTCAAATCTGGGGCGACGATGTTTATTTCTTTGCCAAGGTTAGCCAAGAATGAACCAGCGCCGCCGAAAAGTTCGTCGGTCAGGTCAATCAGGTCAGCAATCGTTTCCTTTAGCTTTTCGGCTTCCTTCTGGCGCTTATCAAAAACGCTTTCGGCATTGATAATGTCAGTTTCGGCCTTCAGGTATTCTTGCCAAGCAGCGTTCACATCTTTGATGCCATCAGCCGCAGCCTTAGCTTTGAATGCTTCTTCTTGAAGTTCCAAGGCGCGTCGCGCACGGGCCTCACCAGTTAGGCCAACCAATGCCAATTCATTCTGCAATGGCTTAATGATGTTGTTCTGGAAGTCTATGCCAGCTTGATTGCGGGTTGCTTCTTCCCAAGCAGCGCCAGCAGCCAGAATTTTCAATCCAAGCAGCGCAGTTGGTGCAGCGGCGGCAGCGGCAGCAATTTCCAGCCTCTTAATTTCAATGGCGGTCTTGCCAATGCGCGAAGTTTCCTTTTCGGTATTTTCAAGAAACTGCTTCGCTTGCTTTTCACGCTGTTCAAATAGCTTCTGTTCTTCCGATTTCTTTTCGGCAGCAGCCTTCTTCTGTTTGCGCTCCTCATCAAGACGCCCTTTAGCAACCTTGATGCTGTTCGCTTCCCACTTGCTCATAAACGCGCCAGCGTCAGAATAGGCGTCGGTGTATGCCTTGCCGATTGCCTGACCAGCCTTTTGTGCAGCGCCAGCGTTTTCATTTGCAATTTGGGCAAATTTGACGGGGCTTAAAAGCGGTTCACCAGCAAGGTCGTTGATAGCCGCAACAATGTTATTGACCAGAAAGCTGACAGCGCCAATCGCAGCGTTGACCGCTTGAACAAACAGGTCGCTTAAAACAGCGGGGAAGGTGGCCCAGATTATTTTGATGGCGTTAAACGTGCCAGCAAAAGCCGCAAAGATGACTTTGGCGGATGTGACCGCAAACTTTCCAGCCTCATCAAGCCAGCCTTTAATGGTGTCGAAGACTGCGCCTAGATTTAAACCTTCATACATGGTCATCCAAAGACCTTTGATGGTATCCATCGTGGTCACAGATGCGCCGCCAGCCTTTTCAATTTGTTCGCTGGTCATGCCCATCGCCTTGGCATAGGCTTCAACTTCGCCAGACTTATCGAATTGCCCAGAAATAAGCGCAAACCCAGCAGTTAGGGTCGCGGCGGCAGCGACAACACCAAGGATGATTGCCGTAACTGGCGCAAACGCAACCGAAGTGGCAGCGCCAGCGGCTGTTGCAGCGGAAGCGGCTTGCATTTCTGCGGCAGAAAGAACCTTAGCTGTGGCAGCGGCTTCAACTTGTGCGGCGGCAAGACGGGCCTGACCAGCGGCGCGTCTTTCAGTTGCGGCTTGCGATGCCAATGCAGTTGTTGCGTTTTCAGCTTGGGCAGCGGCCAGTGCCAATTCAGCTTGTGCAGCAATCACGGCTTCAGCGGCTTGGGCGCTCAATGCACGGAAACGGGAAGCGGTTGCACCAGTGGAAGCGGCGGCAGCGTCAAGCTGCGCGTCAGATGTTGTCTTCAAAATTCCAATGGTGGTCAACAACGCAGCACCAAATTGCTTGGTGGACATACCTGACTGCATCATCACGCCACTGATTTGGCTTCCTTGCTGCACAAACGCCACAAGCGGGTTTTGCCCCGACGCAATCTGCACACCCAAATCCTGAAACTGGAATGCAAGGTTCGTGATATGATGGCTGGCAAGTTGTCCCGTCTGACCGACAGCCCTCATTGCGTTTGCGGCTGCGGCTTGGGCTGCGGCCCCTTGTGCGATAACCGTATTCATGCCGTTGACGGCCACAGATGTTCGCGTTGCTGTTGCCCCAAAGCTGCGAACACTGCCTTCAGCGCCAGAAGCGGCAGCACCCATTTTATTTAGGTCTTGCGATGCCGACGCAACATCGCGGCTATCAACTGCAATCCGAAGGTTCGCTAAATCTGCCACGCGCAATATCCTATGAGGCCCAGAGCGTTATCGCTTAATATGGGCCATAGCACAAGATTTTCATCGTGTCTTGGTGTTGATTAGATTTGCCCAATCAGACATTGCATTTGATATTTTTTCGCGCCGTTCAGTGGTCATGATTGCTGGGTCAACCCAAGGCGGTGGTGTGTTTGGTTCCACAGCTTCCGATAGCATCGCAGCATATTCACGGGACAATTGCCTGACAGTTTTGGCTTCCCAAGGTGTCAACGTCACGCCCTGATTTGACATCCATGCAGCCAAATCAACTTCATCTATTGCCGCGCTGCCACCCATGCCAACAGGCTTGGCGGGGCCAACCTCGAAAAGAATTTCGATAAGGTAAGCCCCACCAAGCACGGGTGGCATTACGTCTGACTTGGTTTCCCGCCGTGGGCGCTTTGCCTTCGTCGGGATTGTGTTAAGCCAAGCCGCTTGTTTTACAAATAAGGTGAGTTGCTCAATCGTTTGCGCGAAAGAAGTTTGCGCGGTCAGCGACAAACTCCGACACCTGTTCCTTAATCCACGACCATTCATTGTAAACGGTGCGGACGTTTTCAGGTGTGCAATCCAGCTTTACGCCATCAAGCGTGAAGCCTTCCCAAGCAACAGTCAGCTTCACAAGGTCATCAATGCTGTCTTCAGCCAGCTTTTCAGCGTCAAAATCGACAGCCTTCTTGCCCTTGGAAATGCGGTTCAATGCCGCTTGCTGCTTTGCAAGTTGGATTTTGCGATAAACTTTGCTGTCCTGTCCCAGCAGGGTAATCGTCATACCCTCAATGATTTCTTCGCTTTCAGGGTGCGCGATATTAAGAACAGCGCCATCATCAGCTTTAACAGGTTTCAATGAATTTAGGTCAAACATATTTAGTTCCATCCGAATGCACCGATGTTGAAAGTCTCCCCCGCCGTGGTCGGATGCAGCCACGACGGGGAAGTTTGTTGGCTAATTACGAAGAAACCTTAACAACCGAATTGTCGATTTCAAGTGTCACTTCAGCCATTGTGATTGCGTCAGCATTGCCGACATTGGTTTTGAACGACATAACTTGTGCAGTGAAATACTGAATGTCGCCATTAACCAGAGCAACTTTAACCGAAACAAGTGCGCTTGCGCCAGCAGCGGCGCTGCCCTTGGTTTGCAGAATGACTTGACCAGCATCTGTTTCAGACAGTGCCATTGTCAAAGTAACCGAACCATAGTTCAGCGAACCACGACGCTTGGCAACAATACCAGTCTTCAAAGGCGTGTGTGTTGCAAGTGCAGCTTCAGCGCCGAAAGCTGGCAAGTCAGCCAGTTCACCACAAGCAGCCCAAGTTAGGGCAGCAAAGCCAGTGGCGTCATAAGTGGCTGGGGCAGTAGCCGACACCGAAACAATAGTGCCAACCGAGGAAACAACGTCAGACATAATTTAATCTCCATGCATGGGATTGAACATTTAACACAAAAAAGCAGTCAAGTCACCCTAACGCATTTTGCGTTCTGCGCGGTTGATTGCTAACCGCACCATACCACTTGGCGCTTGCTTTGACCATTGCTCAAATTCAAGGCGGTAAATGTATGGCAGATTGTTGCTAATCCAGAAAATATTGCGCGGCGCACTGGCTACGGCTGCGCTTCCAGCGGCGATAGCACGGGCAGATGCGGCGCTTTCCCTTGGCGCTGTAATGCCACTTCCAGTATCGGCATCAAATTGCACTTCACCAATTGCGGGTGAACCTATGCTGCACTGCCAGTTGGCCCTTGCCCTGCCGCTATCAACAGGCGTGTTCAAAACAATGTCAGATAAAAGGTCTAAACAGATTTTACTGATAGCGGCATCAGCGTCCTTTTCAGCCTTCGCAGCAAACGCCTTTACGTCCAAACTGAACGTGGTCATGAAAACGCCCGATACGTCACGCTGACAGGGATAACAAAGCGGTTGCCAGATATAAACGCTGGGTTCTGTGTCGTGCGCTGTATGGTGACTGTAATGCCAGCATAAGTAAGCCTGTCGCCGCGCTGGAATGCAGCAGCAACGGTGTCAGCGGTTGCACGGGCCTGACCCTTGTTGGCATCCAAAGGGGCGTAAACAAGCACCTGATAGACGCCGCCAAATTCATCCGATGCTGCGCTTGAAACACCGACAGGGTTAGTGTCGCCGCTCAATAGGCTTTCGCTTAGATATATCTGCCCATTGGTGGGCGTGAACTTGGCATTTTCCCAATGCGTTGGAAGCGCAAGCGTATTAAGTTTGCTCGCAAGCGCCGCACTAATTTTGCTGTTAATCATCTAAAGGCTCCACAATCTGCATATCTACAGCCACCTTTTTACCATCATCCAGCTTAATTATATAAGCAATAACGTGGTTGTGCGTATCATGTAGCACACTGTCCAAAATGCCAGAGTTCCATTGCGATGGAAAGAAAACCCTCTGGCCTATCGGCAACATCAATTTGACCTTAACTGGCATATATAAATCACATCCTCACCAGTAAGACGGATTGGTTGCACATCCATGATGCGGTAAGTTGTGCCGTCAATGGTTGATAAGCAGCCCACAGCGGGGCGGGTGGCGATAAGTTCAAGGATTAGGCGCACATCACCCGCTTGGATAATATCGCCGTCAATATCGCGCTTGTGGTAAGCAGCGGGATAGCCTTTGCCTGTTATTGTCGTGCTGGTGTTCGTGCCGATGACTGCGCCAGTGATGGGGTCTGTCGCGCCATAAACAGGGAATATGATGGACACCGCTTCGCCATATTTAGCAAGCAGCCGTGATGCTGTTTGCGCTTGGCTGCTCATGTGCGGACAACCCGTGTTACACCAAACCCGCTTTCAGATGCGGATAAAAGATAGGGCGTTAATATCCGATTGATGAATGGGTAACGCTGCGTCGGGTCGGAATAATCTTGGTATTCAACCTCAATTACGTCAATCTTTTCGCGCTTCACCTTTTGGCCTTGGTCAGCAATCAGCGTATCGCCAGCCGAAGCCCGTAGCGCCATTTCCACGCAAGCGTTTATGACCTGTGGTGGCACAACACCGCTGGGGTAATTAAAGCCATCCACAACCACGTTATAGCGCGGCCATGACAATGATTGCGTTTCGCTGACGCGATTGCCCTTCCAAGCATCGCGGTATGTGGCTTCCAGATAGTCTGTTGCCTTAACCAGCGATTGCTCTTTGATTGTTTGCGACAGGCTCGACCAGCCCGTTATGCCACGGTCAGCAACATAGCCATCCGCAGCCGAAACGCTGGCATAGCTATTTGCGTTAGAAAGCCCTGCACCTGTTTCGACCACGAATGCCATTTGTTACTCCTTGCGGCTTTTGCCAGTTTTCGTCGTTGCTTCTGCTTCTTCGGCAACTGGTGCTTCTTCAGCCACAGGCGCTTCTTCAACAGCTTCTTCAACGGCTGGTGTTTCTTCTACTGGCGCTTCTATCACTTCCACTACCTCTGGGGCAATGGCAGCTTCAACTTCAGCAGGGATTTCTTCTACATCCAGTTTTTCGTGCAAAGGTGTGCCAGCGGGGGCAAAAATAGCATCAATGATTTTATACCCTTGCTCTTGCAATTTAGCTTTACGCGCTGGGTTCATTGGATGCGGTTCATAAATGATTTTAGCCATAAAATCCTCCAAATAGATTGGGGGCCGCCCTTCCAACCGACGGCCCCCGCTCTGCGCTTAATTAAGCAGCAGAACCAATCGCCATAACACCAGCAGTATGCTTGATGGACGTTGCAACCTTGTCCCAGTTGGAACCAGTTGCAAGTTCAGCATCCGTTGGCGACTTGCCGCCATTGGTGATGTCCCAAGTGTAGCCCTTCAAAGCCACGCCAAAGGTGTAATCGACCTGCATCGTGGTTTCGATACGGGTCTGACCGTTGTTGGTTTCGATGTTGCTGATAACGTCGCCGCCGTCATAAACGATTGCTGCGCTGTCTGCGAGGCCAAGAACACGGTTCTTGTTTGGTGTGCCAGAAACGAACAATGCAGGGGCGTCAGTCACGATGACAGGACGGCCAAGGATGTCCACAACTTGCACGTTCTGTGCAACGAACAACTGTGCGCCGTTGGTCAAGTTCTGACCAATCAGCTTGTGATAGCTGTCGCCGTTCATGACGTTAGCAACGATGCTCGACGAATTGTCGCCAAACAGAGCGTTTGCGCTGTTCATCGTGGCATAGGTGACAGCACCAGTGCCAGAAACGTCAACAGTCGTTGCAGCGCCTTGGTTGGCAATTGCAGCGGCAACTGCGGCAATCGCAGTGTTAAGCTGGTCAGCCATCAGTGCTTCAGCAAAGTTACGCGATGCAACTTCGATGCCTTCCGACGTTGGCTTCTGCAACCATGTAAGCTGCGAAGGCTCAAAGCGGATGGGGCCAAAGCCACCAGCAACCTTTACGCCATTAAGCTGGAGTTGCGTCAGGTCAGTTGCGGTAGCCGATGCTTGCGAAGCATAACGGTCAACGCGACGCTGTGCGCTATGCACGGCAGCGAAGAAGCTTTCCTGATAGAAGTCGCCATCGAAGCCAGTCGTGGTCAAACGGATTGCGCCACCCGATGCTGCGTTGAACTTCTCGACCATCTGGGCGAGAGTTTCGATGGTTGCTGGCATAACGTATTCGTTAAATACCTTCATTTGCGAAAGAGACATAATTCAAAATCCTTATGGTAGGTCAGGGAACATTTGTTTAATTGCATTTGTCCGCTGCGTCTTATCGCCACCAAGGTTGCCCTTCGGTGCGATAAGAACACCATTGCCCGTCCCGCCAGTGGCTCCACCACCAGAGTTCGCGGGTGCAGAAACGAAGTGTTTACCTTCATCGCCAGCAGCCCATTCAGCAATCGCTTCAATCAGCGGTTTGTCACCCATAAGTGCAGAATATTGACCGTTATCAGCCATCAACTTGGTTTGTGACTTCAGCATGGCCTTTGCTGCCGCCATAAATTCAGGTTTGATACCAGCCTTTAGCATTGCATCGTTTAACCCGTTGTCGATTAAATAAGACTGAAGCGCACCATCCTTTTCATTCAGGCTTGCTTGCAACTGTTCAACCGTCTTCGCATTATCCTTTGCAACCTTTTCGAGTTGCGACCTAAGCGTTTCATTTTCAGTCTGAAGCGCCATAAAATCGTTTGGGTCTATCTCAACGCCCTTTGCTTTCGCTCTGGCAATTTTGACTTCCCTTAAAAGTTCAGCGTTTTTGGCATTCATTGCCTCCATCGCTTCTTCTAACTCTGCAATCCGTTCTTCACTCATAGATTTGTCCTCTGGACTTGGTTGCCCCACGGGGGCGGTTTATGCCGCAGCACAGCCTTGGCGTAACTTTTCTAATATCACGGTAAACACTACATTACTATAGTCGCTTTAACTGCGCTAAAGTCAGCGGGTTTCCACGCTGGTCTAGCAGTTGATTTAACGTAATCTTTCCGCTGCGCCAAAGTTCTGCACGGCCTTTGCCAAGCATCTTGTCTGCAAATTCGGGGGGTTTGCTCTTTAGGAATTGGTCAAATGTCAGGTCGGCAGCAACAGCGCCATCCATGCTGGCACGGGTCGATGGTTCAACCCTGTCCTTAATTTTACCGCCCGTCAGTTCTTCAAATGATTTCGTAATCGGGATAAAGCTGCTTCGGCAATTCCAGTGCGCGGGTGGGCCACCATTCCACGGGATTTTGTGACCGATGGGCTTAAAGTCGGGGTAACTCCATGTTTTGCCCGAACGTGCCATGCAGATGGAACTTGTGCGGCTGTCCAAGGTCGAAACCCATTGCACTGCCTTAATAATGTCAGCGTTGGCTTCCAGTGATGCCAACCTTGCGTCTTTTGCTACAGTCTGAACGGCTGTGCGTGTAATCGCCATTGCATCGCGCCGTGCCTTGGCAATCGGTTGACCGCCCTTGTCACCAATGCCGATAAGTTCTTTGGCTATTTGTGCGTTGGTCTGCCCAAGCAAGACGCCATTTTTAACAACGCGCTCGATGTCGAAACGTGCGCTTTCGTTTAAACGGGAAAACCAGTTGCCGATTGTCGCGCCTTGTATCAGGCTGCTTTGTGCAACGCTTTGCAATACGGTCACAGGGGGCAGCACAGCGTCAATACCGACGTTGACCATAGCATCCCTAAAGAACGATGCTTCTGCTTCTGTAAGGTCGCTTAAATCAGGTTCATTGACCGTTACGATGTTCTTCAGTTCAGCAATGGCCTTATCCAGCCGCTTGCCTTGGTATTCGGTAAACTCCTTGCCCTTCAACTGCTTTTCGAGCGCGGCTGCAATGGCATCAAGCTGCTTGTTTAGCGCAGCACTTTGCCCAGCAATAACCCGCTCTAATAGCAGTTGCCGTATGATGGTCAGGTCAAGGAGTTTATCCGATACATTCAT